CAAAAAAGGACGACTCGGTGCAGTTAACGATAAACCTGGTGCAAACATTAACCCTGCAAACTTTGCCGTTACTGAAAGACTCAAGAATAACATTCAAGCAGATGCAGGGGTCACGCCTGAACTTCTGGGCCAAGCGGAGGATTCGGACGTTGGCATCACTGAGCAGTTACGTCAAGGCGCGGCCCTTACGACGCTCCAAGAACTCTTCGATAACATGGACTTATCCCAACGCAACGCTGGACGTCTACATTGGGCAATTATCCAGAAGAATTATACATTAGGCAAGATCACTAAAATGATCCAAGAAGTCCCGACAAATGAATTCAGGGACAAATCCTTCCAGAAATACGATGCCGTTGTGGCAAATGCTCCTCTCACAGATACCACACGTCAACTTGCCTTTAGACAACGGTACTTTATGTGGAAGGATGGATTCCCAATACCTCCCGATCAAGTCATGCAGGATCTTGATATTCAAGACAAAGACAAGCTCATGGAATCTATCCAGCAACAACAGCAAGCTCAACAGCAACAAGAGCAACAAATGGCTCAGTTGCAGATGGAGAATCAGAAGATCGTTAATGAAAGCTTACAGTCTAAGGCAATGAGTGATCGCAGCTTGGCTAATGAAAGAGAGCAAAAGGGCAGATTAGAGCAAGTTGAACTCCTAACCAAATACAACGAATCCGAACATATGAAGTCACTTGCTTTACTCGACAAAGCCAAAGCGGCTAAAGAGATAGAATCTATGGGCGTTTCTGACTTTGTTCAGATATTTAGCTTGATAGAAAATATTGTAAATCGTGAAGATGAAAAAAATGTTAAACAACAAGAGGTTACCAATGGGTAATAGTTACAAAAATACGTCTCAGGGTGGCCGTGAAGGTCATGGAAACTCAGGCGCTGATTATAGCAAGATTAAAGAAAACATCGATCCTAAACCTCCTGCTGGAGCTTCAAATAGCTACGAAAAAGTAAGAGACAAGATTGATAATAAGGATAGATCTGCTTTAGCTAAGATGCCTTACACTCGCGAAAAGATGGCCAATAAATAATTTACTGCATAGGCGTCTCAGCGATGGGATCTCAGGTATGGCAATAGGTGCAGCCTATGTCTATTGCCCTTTTAAAGGAAAACACATGCCAAATATTAAAATAATTCCTGAAGCAAAAAAACCTTTTGTGCCTAAGAACAAAAACCTTAGTGATACAAGACCACGTTTTACACCTCCAGGCGGTAAACCACCACTTCCTTTACAGGAATCATATAATCGCCAAGGAACAGATGGCGCAAAAGCCAATAAAAAGAACATGGGTTAAATATGACTATGATTCCTCCCAGGATTAGAAAATTACCTGGTCTTCACAAACCAAGCGCTGGATATATTGCAAAGCCAAGTCAAGCATCGAGCAATAGCAATCGATCTTTGTACATGGGCGGCGCTAAAATGATTAAATAGCACTCGAAACATAAGGAATCAGACTTATGCAATCAGCAAAGAAAGAGACAGATGGTTTTTTACGTCTCAGAATTAACGAAGAAATCCCTGAAGAGCCTTATGAATCTCCTATCCAAGGAGCTTCTTTCTTGGAATTTCCCGAGGAATTAGAAGAATTTTTAAGAGGGCTAAATGGTAAAAAACAGCGTTAAAACTTACGGCGAGCTGATGTTAGAAGCTCGTGCCAAAAATGATAGACAAGAGGTTGGAGAAACCCTTGAACCTTTGATGGACAAGTTCAAGCTCATCATCGAAGAAGCTGTCCAAGGAAACTATGATAAAGGTATCCGTGGTGACTATTACATCCACATTTGGGTAACCAAAGAGCCATATGCACAAAATTCCCTACATATTTACCCGCAGTGTCGTCGTACTCGACCAAGTCCATATCAAGGCAATGACCATTATCTGTGGTCTGTCAAGGACGGAGGCAAAGTTAAGTTTGAATGGTGTATACCAAAGAAGGAGGTGCTTACGTACGTACTCAAGCATCCTAATGAATTCGACCCCAAATATGTAGCAATGCTAAGGCGTTACACTGCTGATAAGCTTGAGAACATAGAAGACTACCTAGTCGATGGGAAAATTACTTAAATCTTTTAACGACTCTTTTTCTTCTTCCCGACACGTAGACTTTTTTGTATTTCTTTTTGGTTTTACTGAAAAATTTATGAACTTTGAAAGCTCTTCCCCAAACCATCGCTTTTATTCCAACAGTAGCTCTACAACTTAAAGGGTTGAATGAATGTTGTGCTGGTCTATAAATGATTTGCTCATGTCGATGTTCAAACTCTTTAGGTAACCAATGTTTCAACCTGTCAACGCATGTTTGATATGTAGGGCATTCTTCAAGATCAGGTAATAAATCCACATTAATGTAGATATAAGTTCCGATCCAAACGCCACCATGAGGTTTTCCATCAACGATTTCTTTTTCTAGTAATTCATTTTGCATGATGCGTCAATCCAAGTCTTCTCTTCTTACTCTTCTTGATCTGAGATATTTAATCTCATTCGCCAAAGTATAAAGAGCCTTTGCAAAATTTAAAGGTTCTATTTCACCACTTCTTAATCGCTCAAGTTTGTTTATGAGTTGTTCGAGAGTGTAAAGATCTCTTGATGAATCATCCATTCTTCTTTTTCTTCTTTCTAGCTTGCATTATTGCTTTGAATCTTTCTTTTTCCAGTATTCCAATTTTCAATTCAAAAACCATTGGTTCGGGTTTCCAAATTAAAATGGGTTGATCGAAAAGATGGGTTTTTGCATAAAGTTTTCTAACTTGTGTAAGAATAGCCCCCATTAAAGATAGTCCATTATGGAACCCAGTATCATCATATTTGTAAGGAGTATCTAATCCCTGTATATTAAAAATTAGGCATTTACTTGAAGCCATCTCCATTGGAATAAATTTTACTTTTCCCAATTTGATTCTAAGAAAACCATCTGAATAACTTGGAAATCCTAACAAAGGATTAGGAATTATTTTTTCATCTCCATCCAATTCTTCATCTGTGTCAATAGTGGAGTCAGACATTTTATCACTTCCTCATCAGGTTTGACTTTATACTCTATAAGAAAACCCATCGTAGATTCAATTGTAAAAATAAGATTGCCCATTTTTTCTGCTGCCATCATGTAAGTCATGGTGTCGATATCAGACTGCATGTGTCACCTTAAAATTTTATATTGTTTGTAAATTTAGCTTTTGTATATATGCAAGGTATCGAATGTAATAATTCGCTACAAGGCGCAAAAAAGAGATCTCGCCAGTCTCAAAGGAAATGCATGAGTTTATCAGAAGAGACCCAAGCTCCTGAAGTGGTCGATCAGGCTGTAGAAACCCATGAAAAGAAGTCTCCGCAAGAAAGTTTTGCAGAGCTTCGTCAGGCTAAAGAACAACTTGAACGTCAGCTATGGCAGGCGCAGCAAGAGAAAGAGTTTTATGAAAAGCAGATGAACCAAAGAGTTCAGCCTGTGGCTCAACAAGCTCAAGAAGAAGACTTTGATTATAGGCAGCTAGAACAAGAAGAATTCCCAGATGGGAAGAAGCTTGTAAAAGCTCTCAATTCGTTTAACAAGAAATTGTCTACGTATGAGAAGCAGCTAGCTGAGAAAGATCAAAAGATTCAGATCCTCGAAACTGCTACTGAATTCCCTGACTTTAAGGACGTCGTTACGCCTGAGAATATTGAAAAATATATTAAATCAGACGAAGACAACCGTGAGGCTGTTCAGACTGCTAAAAATCCTTTGAGAAAGGTCTATAATCTCATTAAAAAGAGCGCCGCTTATCAAGCTGATAAGGCCGAAAAAGTAGCGAAAGATAAACCAATCTCGCAGGAGCAAAGGCGAGTAGACGAAAAGGAAGGGAAACCGAAATTGGGAAGTCTAGGAGTTAGATCCGAAGCTGTAACAATAGCGGCGAAAATGTCCAATTCAACTATGACCAAGGAACAAAAAAACGCTCTTTGGAAGGAAACTTTGGCAGCTGCACGACGCTGATCTTCGTCTTAACGTGGAGTTAAGACAATGTCAGGTCCTACAACAACCAGCATTCTTCCTCCAGCTGTGCAACAACAGCTGTCTATGAAGTTACTTGCTCGTCCTATGCCTGATTTGATCCATACTACAATGGGCTATCCTATTACTATGGACCAACAAGCAGGCGATATACTACGAAGACGTAGATATCAAAACCTTCTTACCGCACCTGTGCCGCTCGGAAATGGAATCGTAGATCCTCCAGCTCAACAGTTAACCGCTCTTGATATCGATGCTAGAATTGATTGGTATGGTACTTACCTGATTCTTCAGGAACAAGTCATGCTTATCAACGAAGACCCTGTGCTTAATAGCGCCGTTTCTACTTTAGGACAATCCTTAAGAGAAACCGAGGATCAGCTAGCGCGTTCGATGATGGAAGGCGGAGCCCCACCTATAAATTGCACTTCGGGGACCAACGGGGACAACCCGAGTAACATAAGCCCTCTAGACTGTTCTAAAGCCGTACGATTACTTCGTACAGCCAACGCTCAGTTCATCCAGGATATTATCGAAGGCGAAAATAAATTTGGTACCGCTCCTGTGCGCACGGCTTTTTTTGGTTTAGGCCATACGAATCTGTCTGCGGACTTGGATCAGATGCTTGGATTTATCAACGTAGCTAATTATGCAAACAACAGTAATTTGTTGCAGGCAGAATGGGGCTCCGTTCGAAATATTCGCTTCTTACTATCCTCTGTGGGCTCTATTACTCCGAATGCTTCTGCTAACTTGCAAGACGTTTATAACATCTTCTTGCCAGGTCAAGAAAGCTACGACATGGTTGATTTGGACGGTTACTCTGCCCAATTCATCTATGCACCACCTGAAATCGCTTCACCTCGCTTGAGATTATATCAAACAGCTGGTTGGAAGATGGCGCAAGTATTCAACATCACTAACACTAGCTGGATCGTCAACTTACGTTGCACGCTCGGCGTAGCAATTTAAGGAGGTCGAATATGTCTTGCCAAATTCTTACAGGTTCTTTTGTTAACGTGGCTTCTACACCGAAGTTTATCCCAATCACGGCTCAAATCAATGAGTTTCGTCTTTGGAATTTAACTCGATCAGGTGTCACTTCTCAAGGGATCGCAGGATCTTTAACATCAGATAGAATCGTTGAAGCATTCTTCAACCCAAATCTGATGGGATCGGGAACTGCCTTAATCAAGCAAAACGGAACTGTTGCGGGTGTTTTAGCACCTCTCAATAACGGTGTTGCTGCAATCAATGGAATGAGTCTTTTTGACAGTTCTATTTATGCACAAGGCCCAACTATTGCGGTTGCAAGCTTT